TTAAATTGAGAATGCTCCATTTTTCCAATGGTAGACTACAGGGCGGCGGAGAAACGGTTTCAGTTTCTCTGCTGTTTCTTTTGACATATAGTCGGGGGTTGTTAACGTAAGTGTCAGTTCCGTATTTTCTTTATTAAAATCGGCTTTCATCAATAGCATATCTGCCGAACGGCGTGCTTCATCAAACTCATAAACTCCTGCTGAATCGGGAGCATTCAGAAAATCATCCATCAGGGGCAGGGTAATAAAGAGAGATGTTGTAAGCGGTTTCCAGTCGTCCGTATAGAAATGGATGCTGCTATCACAGGCAGGAGCACAAACAGTAGAGACTGTACAGATTACGTTCGTTGAATCATTTAATGCCAACACTTTCATCTGCCAGGTCGATTGAGCTGACATTTGCATACGGATATAGTCTTTGCTAAGATCAGTCATCTCCGACTTCTTGCCAAAACGGTTTTCTACTTGCGCTTTCATCTTACTTTCCAGAAAGTCTATGCAATCTTCACGATTCACTTTTGTAAGCAAGGGACTTAGAGAATCCGGCATATTCACAAACAACGTTTTGGCCTCTTGTGCCTGAAGAGCAGTCGAAACAAAAAGTCCGACAGCAGAGAAGAATATAGTAATAACAAGTTTATTTATTTTCATATCTATCTTATTTAACCTGTGACAAACAGATTTTGTGTAACTGTTTTAATTTTTAGACCCCAAATATAAGAAATTTGGAGTTATTTTCAAGTAATCATTTATATTTCAACAAGTTAACCTATACAATTTTAAGCATCTGTAAATCATTAGTAAAACCGAGACTAAAAAAGCATCAATATTGAATGATTTTCTATGCAAATATAGTGAATACTTTATATAATAGAAACAAAGTTGGATATAATCAAAAAGGCAGCTTATCCGGCTGCCTTCTCTATCTTCTCTCTAAATAATCTCAATTGGTCTACAGTCGGATAAAACGTAGGATTCTCCCAGTTCCTCGAAATCACTGCTATCATCGAATCAAGGTATTTCCCGCAATCGAGAATCTTTGCGCATTTATCAAGCTGGAATTCCCCGTCCGGGTATTTCTTATTATTGAGCGTTTCTTTAGCCCAAGTTAATAGCTCGTTGATCGAGTCGTAGTCATATTTCTTTTCTTCTGCCATAATGTTAGTTTTCGGCAAAGGTATAAAAAATCCCTGACTACATAGCCAGGGACAAACACAAAGTATAACTCTTGAAGGTTATTTGTTAACGATTACCGGCCTTCTACTTTACCGGATAAACTTAGTACTTAGAATTAATTAATGTATCATTTTATCCTCCTTTCCTTTAAAACCTTTTTCCGTAGGAAATTGTTATATAAGTGAAACTTAAACTTTTCATACCGGAAACGGTCTGTGAAGATAGTGCCGGTATTACCATATAAATAAGTTATAACTAACCCCAGCTCCTACGTACCAACCACCCGGATAACTATATCCTGCTTGTAAACCTAATCCCCAGCGTTTCTTCTTCTGTAAAGGCGGGAAAGTAATAATTTTATTATCCCTGTATATTTCCATAGAATCAAGGTTGGGATTATACCCACTGACTACCGCCCGGTAATCATCGGTCTTATACTCCTTACTTGTAATCGGTATTAGTACCGGAATCGAATCGCCTTCTACGGTTCTATCGGTGGTAGTATCTATCAGGATCGGTAAATATACCGTATCGGTACGTTTTAGAGCTTCCTTTACCGGTTTGGGTATTGTGTCTCTTATTGTGTCTCGGATACGTACAGTATCTCCCTTAATGTACACCATTGACGGATCGTGCGGATTACACTGCATCCACACGATCACGCCAATCAACAGGCAGACTAGCATCCAAGGAAGGGTTTTCATAGAATACTATCACTTGAAGACCACTCCGAACTTGCCAGCAAAGTATTCAATTCTTCGCCTTCGTAGACAGGATAAGGATAAGACACAATCGGTGTCTCTCCGTCCTCTGAAAGAGTCATAATCATTTTACTTGCAAATATTTCAGCATAATGTTCGGCTTTCATCAAAGCCTTTTTACCATTTAGGCTTATACGAGGCACTAAATTTCTTTTATCCAGCTCCTCTTGTGGAACTTCCTCCAAATCGGAATATGGAAAAACGATGTACTGTAACGTTGACATAAGTTATTTTATAAATGTTATTTTGTTAATAATCTCGTTCAAATTCGCTGTGGGGAATGTAATGTATTTCATAATTGCTATTAAAACGTTTTATTTGCGATTAGGAAAGAAGCAATTTTTTTAGCTATTTCCTTGAATCCTTTTTTAGGGTGTGTACCATCACTATCATTAAAGTATTGGCTGAAATTATACTTATTCCACCCCAACGTATTATACATATCACAGCATGGGATATGGTTAAGTCTTACTTCATTTTCAATAGCTTCACTAAAATCTTTAAGTGTCCCATTTTTCAATGAGTCAGAGGTGTTAGGCTCATTGCTTCCTGATTGTGGAAGATATGGTTGTTCAGTGCTACCCATCCTATCACTCCAATACCTATCATCCCATTCGGAAATAGAGTAAGACGAATATCGAACAATAGGGGTGAACCAATAGATTTTCACATGAGGGTATGTCGATGATAACAATCTTATAATTTCATTGACAGCTCCTAAAGTCTTACCAATATCCGTACTTCCACTCTCACCTAAAGTCGCAGAATATGAAGGCCAGTCATTTGTTCCTGCAAAAACTGTGACTGCATCAACAGAATCCCAATCTACGGACTTCAATATTTGAACTATTGCAGTATTATCGTCTGACGTATTGTTTTTTAAATATTCTGCTGCATTTTCCTGAATTGTAAAATCTCCCGAACAAGCAGCCTTAACCAGATTTATGATATCTAATGCAGCATAAGCCTGATTTGAACTGGTAGGAATTTCTACAGGATTAGTCCTTTGCCGAATCTGTGTGCCACCAATTCCTACATTGTACACTTTACATTGATATATATCCTGCATATAATCACTATACCTTAATTTATATGCATCCGCCATCTCCGTAATACTATCCCCAAAACACAATATCGTCTTACCGTAAAGATTATCATCTCTATTTTCTATCGTTGAAATCCGGGTTTCTAAAGAAGATATTTTATCTTTTTTTGACAACTTTGATGTTACTTCTGATCTATTCAAAGAAGAGGTGTTTATTTCCGTATTAGGTTGCAAATATTGATCTGTTATAGAGTCCCAATTAACTATGACATGAAGGAGGAATTTACCCGAAACGCCACTTGCTGAAGCAGCGTATATTTGTAGTTCTTCCATTCCTGATTTGGGACCATCACTATAAGTTTTAGAAAAATACGTCTTACCGGAAGCATCATCAAAGCGTACTACTGTTTTATAATTTCCGGAAGAGTTACCTAGATAAGTACAATATAGTTTGTCTGGCAGAGAAATACTTTCATCCAGAACTTCCAACCACAAAGAAGTTACAGCTAATAGAAATATTTTATCATTATCATTTTTCTCAATCACACCTGATGTAGGATTGCTATAATAATATAAATTTTCGTTATTTCGGTCAATAGTTTTCGCAATGACTCCCCATTTTTGCTCGGAGTCTTTTGCTATGTCAAATATCTTTTCCATATCATTCGTTTTTAATTAATGTTTCATTTGAAATTAAAGTTGAGTTGCTTAACATTGTCAAGTAACTGGAGATAACAAGGTTTATCTTTTGAGGGGATTTGACTATCTTTCCCGTAATCTCGTAAACGCCATTGTCACCGGATATGGATATATCACTGATAGCATTGCACGATACCTCCATTAGCTTATCAGAGGTATTTGGCAACGTTACAGTGATGGTAACCATGCTATCTACAGAGATATATTCTCCGGGATTAACAGAATAGGTTATGGAAGAATAAGGTAGATTACTCTTCACTATCGGTCTAAACTCCACCATATCCGGATACAGCGTACCCAGCTTATGCTTCTTCAACTGGCGCTCTATCAAGAACTCGGACATACTATATGGGAAGGACATGAGAGAGTAGATAGCTCCGTTGAAGAAACGGCTATCATTATCTCGTATCGTGCCTAACCACATATCAGTTCCATCTTCTGCTGCACCTGCTGTTATAGATTGCCCGCAATAAGAGTATTTAGATAAATAAGATATACTTCTAGTAGAAATAAAATTTAGACCAGAAGTAGCTTGACCAAAACTATAAACACTATTTCCGGCAGTTTCCACAAATGCCCCCGGATTATTCTTTGACAATATAGCTCCAATATTAGCAAATATTTCTCTATCGGTTACTACCGTATAATCCTTGTAAATCGGCATCCCTGTCACCTTACCGAAGTCATTTACTCCGTCAAGCCAGAGAGCACCTGCGTGGGAAGGGATTTGGGTGATGGTTATATCACAAGAAGCATTATAAACGTTCTCTCCACCAAAACGTATATCTATACTTGTAGTATCATCGGGTGGAGTCATAGTGTATATACCATCTTCCTTTATTGAATGAAAATCAACAGTGTTTGCTCTATTTACTCTAATCTCTATTGACAAGCCATAACTCTTATAAAGATCTGTTATTCCTTTAAAGTTAGCCGAATAAGTACCATTGATAGAATCATAATAAACAATACGAGCGTATTTATTCCCTTGTGTAACATTAACCTTCCAGTTAGGATAATTATACTTACCTATACCACTATCCCCGTCCCAAGCTAGATTGTTCAACTGAATATACCTACCGTTACCGGAAAAGTCAATCAGCCTGTCGCCAAACTCTGCGTGGTTCTCGTTTGTGATTCCCTGTTTCTTGACATTACACAGGATATCAGGTTTAAGAGTTCTATCCAAGTTGAAGTAAGCGATTACTTGGTTGATTTGGTCGGTAATCAGTACCTTGTTGGCGATGATTGTCCAGTACCAAGCAATAGAACATAGCTCTAAAGGATTTGAATTATTATTGTAATAATAACCTTCTACGGAAAATGGAGCAACGATACCGTCTAAATTACCTTCTGCTGTACAATCATTCTTGTCCCCTAAAATATTGTTTATGGTTGTTACTCCATTTTTGTATGTATAACCAAATATACCACTCTTTCCTATTTTAGAAATTGAGTTTCTAATGCTTCTCGTGTCTCTTCTTATTTGATTAATTCTACATATTTCAGGTGCATTTGATTCTCCTTTTATAAAATGAGCCATACTCACCACCGTAATCTCGTTACTACCTCCCAGCATCTCCTGTACGGTCTTGGTGGAAGTAATCAGGTCGTCGATTCCGTCGGTGACGAAGGCACCATAGTAAGGACTATCTTTATCTGCGTAGCCACTTCCTTCAGTGTAAGCTGCGTTGCTAATCACAAACGGATTGTCAGGGTCCACCAAGTTCTTGACTATAGCTCTATCAGAATCATTATTAGTCTTATTGCCAACTATAACTACAGCTTTAAGAGAGGCTAATACTTCTGGGTCGATGTAAGAACGGTCGGAACCGGAAGAAGAGCCACGGGAGGGCGAACCGATCCGGTTTAATCCGATCCGGTTAAGCCCCACTACATTTAAAGACACCCTGTTAAGCTTCATTGCCGGATTCGGTTACTGTTCCACTTAATACTTCGCTGTCACTTTCAACACGAATTGTCTTTGGATAGACTAATGCCGAAAAATCACAGTCTATGGTTGTCCCCGCATTGTACGCAAGACTTCCAGGCAAAACAACGGGTTCAAAATTCCCCTCACTTGTCGTCCGTTGAAGAATATTCACCCGACCGTAGTTGTTGCGTTCCAAATGAATATTGAAATCAGAATTTACCTGAAATTCCGCATACCATACGCTACTGTTCTTTTTGAACTCCAAATTTATTGTTGCCATGATTGTTCCTCCTATTGATTAAAGTTTATAATAAATCCCATCCGGCTTCTATGTCAGCCATAACAGCCGGAACTCCATTCTCAACACGTGAGATGGCGGCAGCAAAAGCGCACATGGTTGCTTTGTCGTTGATGTCCGGAACGTATGTGTTCGGGACTTGCATTTCGCTACATACACGGCTGATATATCCGGCTGTATTGTTCTCGTTCTCCGGTGCCCACCGCTTGATGAAGTCGGCAATCGTCTTACAGCCGTGTCTTTTACGGTAGTTTTGCAAGGTTCGGATAAGGGCACGGTAACCCCATTTCATTTCCGTAAACTGGAAGAACGATTTGTCCTCCTGCTTTTCTCTCAATCCCTGCCATTTATCTTTTGTGATCCGAATGTTACCCGGATTATTGTTTCTCAAACCTCTTGGTAAACTCATGTTTATTTCCTCCTATAATATCAATGTTAATACTCCCAATGCCAGACCTACGCAATCACAGATGATGTCTTTAATTGAAAACTCTGTTTTCTTGCAGTACTTGTCGTATACTTCCTTCAGAACGAAGATTACGACGGTTATAATGATTGCTAACCACAGTGGCGTATATTTCGATAGCCACATTACCAAGTTCTGGCACACTATAATGTGAGCCATGCCATCTATGCCGATCTTGGATAGAAGCTTGCTGGCTAAGGCGCTGATTTTATTTATTTGATTCATGTATTTCCTCTTTTTCGATTATATCCTTCACATCTTCCTTGTCAACCTTAAACACCTTCTTACCAAACACGCCCAAAGCCCCGATAAGATTGATGTTAATCCCCTTTGGCTTCAGTATATTCCCAACGATTGAGCATCCCTCTATGAAGCATACTAATAAGCAGGAGTACACATCAATAGGATATTCATTATGACTCGCTACGCTAATCATACAGACCATGCAGACGAAAGCAAAGTAAGTGACCATTTTTCCCATGGTCGCACGAATTGCGCGAGAGAATCTTACTTTATCACCCATTAGCATGCTTTTCCTTACTCCAAACAGGAGATCACAGAGAATTACCGCACACGTAACAATCAGCCATGGAATCATATTTTGCAATGATTCGGCAACAAATGCAGTGGCTATTGCGGCAAAACTACCGGTTGTAGTATGTACTATTGCTTCTTTCATAGCTTTTAAATTTAAGAATAGAAGTAAGCGATGAAATCAGGCATCAGTGGATACATGCTTTCAATGGGAATACTAATATCCGTATATCGTTCAGTGATAGTAAGCCAGTCATTACGATAGGTATCCCGGATACTTTTTTGCATTTCAGTTTCTTGAACATCACCGCGCAATACTGCTTTATCGTACAAATCTACCGCCTCTAATTGGCGTTTTCGATCGAACCGGGCTTTAGACAGTTCCGATTCCAAGGTTATTACACCATCGGCTACAAGCTGCTCACGTGTTTTCTTTACGATAGCACCATCCGAAATAGTTTCATTTGCGGGAAGGGATATTATTCCCCTTTCATACAGTTCTATTCGTGTGGCTTCACGTACATACTCCTTATCTCCGTCTTGTACGTAGGTGATATAATGCGGAAGGTCTTCTCCAACAAACTCTATCGCCTTACCCTCAAAATATGCCGGATAATCCTTTATTGGATGATCTTTGACTGCAAAAACAAGAGCTATACCTTTCTTTGCGTTTTCCCTGTCTAAATAAATATACTTTTCCATATTTTTTTATTTTAAATATTACGATTTTCTTTCCCAGATATGGACCTTGATATATGGAGGAAGGATGCTGAATTCCTGTCCTTCTCCAGTTTCAGCAAGGGTCCCGCTTAATCCGTGAGAATGGGTTCCGTTTTCAGACGTGGTTGGATTTGTATAGCTGGTATAAGGAGCAGCGCTACCAGTACTTTCACCTCCTGCTGCACCTGATCGCCCCCAGCCATTTCCAGATGCTGCCGAATCCATACCGTAATTACCGCCATTATGCCCAAACAGGTAGTCTGGATTACCATTGTCATTTCTATCCGACATCTTAACACTATGCGAGTGTGTCGACTGTGTATGGCTATGGCTGTCTACCTGATGACGGTGATTGCCCGCTGTATGGGTGTGAGAACCGGATTCATCTGTTCGGGCTGTAAGTGAGTGAGTATGGGAAGGCATATTTTCAACACTTAACACAACCGAAGGACTTCCACCGGTTGTACCGCTTTCCTCCTGTCCGGAGGTACCGTAAAGGAAACGGCCCTCCAACTTCTCCCAAGTTGTGCCCGGATAACGGACGGCAGGGTTTTCAGTAAACTTAGTTATAAATATTCCGCCCACGGGAACAGGAGGAGCTAATTCTGCCATAATTTTCCCCTGATCTTGCCAATCTCCATCATAATAAGCATAATAACTATAAGGTCTTTCTCCTATAGCGTATAAACCATCCTCTGTAGGACCATTAGGGTATGCTAACCTTAACTCTTCTAAGCTATCATAATGCCCTAATATCTTCATGGATTTATTCGCAAATGTTTTAACCATATCAACCATCAGACCGCCAACACGCAACGCCGTATTCGCTCCGTCCTCTTTTTCATCTCTGATTTGCTTTGCCCTATCTAATAATCCTTCTGCTTCCATATCATTCTCCAATTATTCGATAAACCGTTCTATTTGCCTTCAATTTCCCTCCACCATTATATAGAGGGAAGTCATTTTTGCAATCATTCAAATACTGTACACACTCTTTTAAATATCTGTCCGCAATACTGAATGTATCATTGTAAGCCATAACTTTCTCTTTTATGTCCGGACGGGATGAATATTCAGATTCTTTATTTACAAATCCAAAACGAGTAACATTGCCATCTCCATTTTTTACGATACGGGCATAAGTATAATAAGCAAGTGCTGTTTTAAGACCAACAAAGGACTGTCTGACGCCGCACTCGCTATCATATTCCCCACCATTAAGAAGAATATTATATTTTTCAGGATGTTCCTTTACTTCAAGAAATAATGCATCTCCTAATGCACTCTTGATGTCAATATTTTCAGATTCACGAATATATGTCTCAATTTTAGAATCATCCAAATGAATAGACATATCACGGGAAAGTTTAGATACCTCCTCTGATGTTATTAGATACTGCTGCATTTCTCACATATTTAAGAGGTTCAACACTGTAATCATTTGAAGGATTAGCCACTTCATACCAACCGTCAAAAATCTTTTGAAAAGCCCGTTCAATCATGCGTTGTTGTTTAGAAACAATAGAATTATAGTATTCAAAAGCATCTTCCAAAATATCACCAGAAAAACCGACTTTACCAATACGGATGCAGTACCAAGGTTCTTGACCATACGCAGAATATATTCTTTCTACTACACTCGCATCCGTAACGGAAAACTCTTTATCGTAATTCTTTGATGACAGATCGACAAACTCCGGTTTTTCTTCATCAGAGCTAATTTCAACTTCAAGCATCTTTAATGAGTTAGTGTCTCCCTGTAACTTTCCTAGCATATCAGAAAAACCGTCATTATCATTTAAACCTGATGAATCCTCTCCGGCAATACTTTGTCCTTTTTTGGTTATAACAATACCGGCTGATAGAAAATTACAACGAACATTTCTAAACTTCACGTTAGCTAAGCCTTCGTCTGTACTCATTTCTGTTACAACTCTATCAGCACGTGAACGAGGGTAAACATTTTTTCCACCTCCGGATAACCATAGGATCTGCCCTTTATAATACTCAATACCACCAGCAGCTTCTATTTGAGATAAAACCACCTCTTTTCGAGGATTGAACACATCTATGAAATCAATATTTTCTTTCTTTACTTGAAGTGGTTTGCCAGCACGTGTCTTTTTGCCGCTCCAATCCGGATGAACTGCTATTTTTGCAACATACCCATTAGAATCTTCTTCCAAAAGCCTGCAATTTTCAAAAGGGACATAATTCAATTCACATATTTCTCCAAATATGTTATAATTGATATGTAAAGACATTCCGTCAAAATCTCCTACGTCAGGACATACAAGAGCATGGATATCATCTACGGTGTCTCCTTTTCTATTTACGACATATTCAGAAAAACGAATGTCTTTAAATCCGTTACCTTCGATAAAATTGGCATATCGCTCTGCACATTCGCTTCCGGTAGAGCTTGCAGCAATGATATTGCGGAGAGTTTGAGGGTAAAGGTTGTCATCTCCAAACCCTTGTATTCCAAACTGACGCAAGTAAGATACATCTACTCGGTTACTGCTTTTCTTTTTAAGGTCCTTTACCCTCATAATGGATTATTTTTCTTCTGTTTTCTCTGACTTTTCAATATTCTCCTCTTTCTTTTCCTGCTGTTTATCCAGCTTTTCAGCGTCTTTTCTTTTTGCAATTATGTCTTTCGCCTTTGAAAGATGATTGTTCAATTGTTTTTCGGTGATTTTTCGTCCACCAAGCTCATAATTTGTAAGTTCGGCCAGCAATGAATCTTCTGAAACTCCACTATCAAATGCTTCAACAATAATTGCTATAAGTTCATCGCTAATAGATTCTCGTTTCAGTACACGTTTTCTTACTTTATTCTCCCAATCTGCAGGATAGCCTGCAAAAAACATGATACCTTTTGGATTATCCGACAAATAGTTTTCTGCAAATTCATCGGTAATGTTCTCATTGGTATACATTTCCCCACTTCCAAACTCTTTTTGTAGGACAACACCATTTTTCAATATGTAATTTGATTTTTCCTTCATTTTACCTGTTTTTTTTAGATGTATATACATTTCAATCACAGCATCATGGTAACAGTCATTACAAGATGTTTTGACGAAATTCCTTCCGAAAACGTCTCTGTACATTAATTCAATGTCAAGTTTGTCGGAAGAAGAGAGAACATCACGTTCTCTCAATTCTTCCAACTTACCAACCACTTTTAATAATTCCATGATTTACCCTCCTACAACAGATGTAAGAGCATCTACAGCCGCTTTAGTTGTTTCATAACTTGTTTTATACAAGAATAAAGCGGATTTAGGAACTTTCGTTTCCGTAAGGCTGATAGACCAACCACCATCTGTGTCTTCTGAATACTTATCATTGCTTATTTCCGCAGCTTTTAGGCCTTGATAATAGCCATATACTTGGAATGCAGAATCTCCCGGATTAGTTTCCTTTTGCAAGCCCTTGGATTTATTTTCCAGAACAACGACAAACTCCCCATTTGCTAATCCGTCAATAATATCACCACATACATCAGGGTCATTAGCCAAAACGACCATATTAACGGTGTTAGTAAATGTATTACGATATGTCCCTGTAGCCAACGCTACATTTGTCCCTGTAAAAGGAGTACCGCCATAAACCACAACTTTATATGCTTTCTTGCCGGATTTCATCGCCAACGTTTCAATCACATTCTTTCGAGTTGAATTGAAAGTGGTTGCGGAAAAATCAACATCAGATCGATTAGCAATAACGCCTTCCTGTTCTATTCCCGGAACAATAGGATCATCGCACGACGGTGCGATGTCCTTTTTGATTAAATTGTCACAAACTCCTGACATAAAATCTCCTTTCTTAATAAGCAAGTTGGAACAAATTATCCTCTCCAATCAGACAGCCAAGGCGACCAGCTGAATAAGCCTTGGTTACTCTTTCATCCTGATTGAACCAAATTTCCAAATCAGAAATAATTTGATTTGCGGGAGAACCAACAAACAGCTGCTTTGGAGAACCATAAATCGCACGGTGAGGAAGATTCAGCTTAATTCCATTGTTCTGGTATTTTTGAATAAAGCGATCCCAAATAGAAACCCTATATACCATAACTCCATTGTACTCTGTTACATCCAAACCTTTAAAGATTTGTTCCCATGTCAGAATCTCTTTGTATTCACGTTTCAAATCTTTGGTAAGGGCATCGCCTAAAGACTTAGTACAATAAATAGCAGCACCTTCCATTGCAGCAATACGAGGATCAGCGTTTTCAAGCAATGAATCAAAGATTCCGATTGCAACATTGGCCGTTTTAATTCCGCTCAATTGTGCTGCAGTAGAAGCTTCGCTGTTGGCTGCAATATTCACTCTTTGACCTGTATTGGCTGCACCGATGGCAAATAATTGTTTCCAGAAACCATTGCACGGTTTGAACAGTTCAACATCTACCCCATCTGTGATTTGTCCTGTTGACACGTTTTGAGCTTCTTTGTCGCCAAACCAAATAAAACGCCAGAACATGCGCTTAATTGCAAGGTCAAGAGCCGGATAAATGATAACATCCATAATCTCCGTGCTTGTCAAATCACCAATATCTGTACCGGTCTTTAGCGCATATTCAGCAATAGTGTTCATGAAGTCCTCATAACACCATTTCAAAGGAACTGACCATTGTCCAATATCCCATGTCTTTTCCGCTGCCTGTACAGTAACATCTTTATAAGTAGGATTACAGGGAGCACCAGCCCAGCCTACATCTTCCATTTCTCCGGTCCATCCAAGTTTTTGCCCGTTCTGTACATTTTGAACAAACGTAAAGAACTGCTCCAAGGATTCATCAACAAAGTTCGTCAACACTAATAGATCACGCAAGCTTTTTACCGCTCCGTTATCCTTCGTCAAGTTTTTTACTGAATCTAAAATATTCATACCTTATACCTTTTTTGAGTATCTCTTTTTATTTTTATCTCTCGCTTCTTCTAACTTTCGTTCCACCAAGCTCACCGGTTTTGTTTCTTCATCTTTCTTTGTCTGTGGAGTATACGACCGGCCTGCAGGCACATAAGAACCAGTGGCCTTTTTTAACCAAGCTTCTCCACCTGCTTTTTCCACAGCCGCAATGATACGAGCATCGGTTTCACTCTTTGCACTTGATTTTAGAGAAGCGTTCTCTGCTTCTAGTTCTGCAATACGGTCTTTCAAGGCTTGTGTATCTTCTTCGTTGGAAGAAGGATCCTTAATCTCCGTAATAACTCCATCAACCACGATAACCATGCGTCCGTCTTCTAATACAAATTCACCATCAGGAGAAGCCGGATCACCAACCTGAATTTCTCCTTCCTCACGTTCTACAGTCAACTCATCACCGGTTGATGTAGTAATTACCATTCCGACAGCTTCAGGAGTTTCCTTTACTACCCCCAAAGCAACACCAAGCATGTGAAATGCCTGTGCAACTGTCACTTTCTTTTCTTCTTTTGACATACTTTCAATATTAAGATTACTATTAAGCTCTGGCTTGGATACAGATGCAGAAGCAGCCGGAACAATAGAAGATACAAATCCCAGCTCAATAGCTTTCTCTGCATCAAACCATTCATCTTTAGACATTTGTGCTTCTAATATTTCTCTTGATTGCCCTGTGCGATCTGCATAAAGGTTTAAAATCTTTTCTTGTTCTGCTTTTAATGAATCAACAGCTTTTTGTAGCTTTTCTATGGTCATTTCCTTTGGCATTTGAGGATAAAATGGACTATGTATTAAAAATTTGGCATGTTGATATGATTTTCTTCTTTCTAAAGGAGCTGCTAACAGTATAACTGTTGCCATAGAAGCGCATGTTCCTACAACGGTACAGGATATTTCTTTTCCTGAAGCACGTAAAGCATCATAAATGGCATATCCTTCCAAGCAATTTCCACCACATGAATGAATTTCGACATTTATAATATTATCTTCTTCGGAGATAGAATCAATAAAGGTTTGAATATCGTTAAAAGAGACACAATCATCTCCAGTTAGTAGATACTTCATCCTTTCAGCATCAGCAGCAATGTCTTTGTTGATGTATAATTTAGCCATATATCTGTAATTGTTTGTAACAAAGTTACTAAACCAGATACGGCTATAAGAATGTAGGGCTAAAATTGCACTGAAGTAATCGTTTCAGTAAAAAATAAGGTGAGCAAATGCCCACCCTTAAACTATAAATCAACGTTAGAAGAAAGCTTATCAATAACGTTGTAAACCATCCTTTCCGATATATTATATTGATCGGAAAGATATTGCATTATGTAAGTCTTTTTATGCCCTTCTTTAATCATCAGAGAGTACTCCTTATATAAATCCAGATATTTAATATCGGAAACATTCAAGGATTTATCGCACATAGCTTTTAAAGCTAACGCATTCATTGATAATAATTCGTATGCTGTCATAGGCTACCTAAATTTTCAAGTACTTCAACTCGTTTTCCAACTGTGTTTATTTCAGTTACAGATACCACCGGATTAGGCATCATCTGGACTCCTTTTGCTACAGCTCTTGCTAACATATCCTCTCCCATGGTCTGATTACTTGATGCGGTGATGTTTATCGGAACACCGCCTCCCATTTGGTTAAATGAGGAAAGTATCGGAGCGAATAACTCCGTAGTTCTTGCTGTCATTACCGATTCTCCGTTACTTAGTTGTGCCGGTATGCTATCACTCGTTCCGGTTCCCGGCCCAGTAACCAGTCCACCGGTTGCAAATTTAGCTGACTTTACGGTTTTAATAGCAGTTGCAATATTGGCAAGGATAGTAGCGACAGTTGTTGCAATAGCTGCAATATTACCTGGGAAAGGCACTGATTGCGCCTGTGCAACACCTGCAGCAATTGCTTTTCCTGTGTTTACTGCTATTTCTCCCAAAGCCAATACCTTAGAGAATTTAGCCAGCCCTTCATTACTTTCTCCTAATTGTTCAGTCAAAGATATAAGCCCTCCGGTAATTTGAGCAACTGCATCATATTTAGCCTGCTCTATAGCAATCTCTTTATCTGTTAATTCTTGCTTTGCATCAATGTATGCATTTTCAGCCTCTAATTTACGCAGATTAAATGCCTCTATACTTTCACCTTCCATTTGTTGGATGGCATCTAATTCAGCTTTTCTTTGCTCAACTTTAACACGGAGAATTTCTTCTTCATTTCCATGCAATTCTGCTATTTCTGTTTCAAAACGAAGCCTTATTGCCTCCTGCTCTTGTTTAGCAATATTGGCGTTTCGAGTATTAATCAATTCTTCCAACTGCTTATCATATTTTGCACGTATGGCAATTTTCATCTGCTCGGTAAGTTCCGTATTTGAAAGCTCCAACTCTTGCTGTGCCAGAAGTTGATTCATTTTTAATTGATATTCCTGTTCGCTCCCCTCCTTTACAGATTCTAATTGTAAAGAGATAAGTTTTTGGCGGTTTTCAATTTCCTTGGTTATCTGTTCATCTGCCAACTTCTGCAGCTCAATTTTATATTCTTGCTCTTTAGCTTTAATTGTAGCAAGTATGGCGTCTCTAGCTTTAGATGTAAGATTCTGTTCCTCTTTAAGTTTCTTCTTTAAATCTTCAATCTCACGGGAATATGAGAGATTTATTTGTTGGCGTTGCTTATCGACTCCATCTTTGACCAAAGACAACATAGCGTCTTCTGCCTGACGGATAGCTTCAGTTTCTTTGTCTTTTCTCTCCTTGACAATACGAGTGTATTCTTCTGCTTGTTTTTTGGCTTCTTCAGCTGAAGCCTTGTCTTTAGCAGCAATCTCGTTTTTTATAGAATTTTCCTGTTCTAATAATTCACGTGTTTTATCAAACTGCTCCTTTCTCGCTTTGTATACCGCAGCTTCCAATTTTGCGAGTTCATCATTAGCATCTTTATTGTTTTGCGCCCATTCGGACTCAATTTGCAAAGCTTTCAATTTACGTTCTGCTAATTCCACATTTCTATCTGCTTGCTCCTGCTCCAACTTATTAGCTTTTTTGACAAATTCTAGTCGTTCTTTATCTGAATAAGTTTCTTTGTCTTTGGCCATAGTACGAAGCTTAGAAACTTCTAATGCGTCTTTTGCGTTTTGAACCTCATCTTTTCTGGCTTGCTGTTCTATTGCAATCTTTTCTTTTGCCAAATCAACTGCTTGCCTATTAGCATCATTCAGTTGCTTATACAATTTCCCCAATACCGGCAATTTTTCAAGTTGGGTATAAATCCAGTCATTCAGCTTTGCACCAGCTTCTACTACAGATAAGATTGCTCCTGCAACAAACTGAATAACGCTTAGAAGTCCATCCAAAGCCCTTTTTAATGGAGCGATGATAATACTCCATCTATTAGATGCTTCCTCACTTGAATTAATAGCCTTTGCGACCGCCATAACAGCTAGAGCTATAGCAGATAGGATTGCTACAATAGGATTAGCCAACAAAACGAGTAATTGCTTAGAAAAAGCCTTAACTGCTACTGTTCCCGCATTAAATGCTCCTTTCAATCCTCCGGCTCCTTCTTGCATTTGCATTAGTTGTCCTATAAATGGAACATTGGAAGATACCGCATTTTTGATCGCCTCTTCATAACTTCCAACACTTCTATAAAATCTTTGTGTTTCTTCTTCAGCTCCTTTTAAAGAATCTGTAATATTGTTTATACTATTCTTTAATTCTTGACCTTTGGCGGCATTTCTTTCCGCTTCTGAAAGACTATCGTACTCGGCTGTGAGATTAGATAGTTGAGCACGAAGTTGTTTCAGGCTTCCTTCTTGTTCCTGCTCAATCTTTCGGTTATTCTGTATCTCTTTATTGAGTACACGAATAGCCTCTGTGTATTCTTGTGATGCAATTTTGGTTTCAGTCAGCTTTATATTATAAGCATCACGACTGATTCTTCCTTTCTTTACATCTTCCGTTAATGTTTTCTCAACCTGCTTTAAAACATCAAGTTGCTTCCGATATTCTGCAATCTTCCGGATCGCATCATCATATCGGACTTTTATCTCTAATACTTTTTCTACTGCATCTTCTGCCATAGTATTACATTTTTAAAAGTTTACACTCGCATATATCGTTTTCTTTGGTCTTTATCTCTATGATAGCCAGATAACAACCATATTGAGCCAAATAAACCGGTATATCCATCTCTAAGTCCCGTAACTCGATACTGTTAAGACGGATATACTCGGTCACTACCTTTGCATTATTGATTAGTCCTTTGTACGTCTGATAGTTATTTGCAATTAAGGTAGTCCATTCTAGCCCCTTGAATATTCCCTTCGTGCCATCAAGCAATAATATCCGGGGATTTGTTTTGTTATACTCCAACTCTCCTTCCTCGTTATAAGAATAAAGAGGAATATAAGCAACGCCTCCTTTTGTACTGCAGGCGGAGAAAGGCAAAGTGATGGCATCACGTTCGTACTCAATCGTGGCATCATCAACCTGGATATTTCCGTCATAGTTTCCCATGACATTATCATCTTCTTTATACCGGAACCAGTTGTTTTGAGCAATGTTATCAAGGGTGTACTGTAAGTTTCTTGGCGTTACGCTATTATAAGCCATTATCACACGATTCGTCCAGTCTACAGCTTTAGATTTGTTTGCAGACAGATTATCGAAGGGAATAAACTTGATCCCGTTTTCGCCGTCCGGTAAGGCAAACAAACCGACCATTGAGGCAACGGCTTTAATGAAGTCTATTTGCTTGATGTCCGGAAGATTGGGAACTAAGGGGAATTTCTCACCAAAAGATATTTCATTACGATCATACACCGTTAAAGACAATACGCTACTACTTGCTCCTGTAGCAATGGCTTTTATAGTAAAATGCATAAATTCGTCAGATTCAATAGATACTAGATCGTCAAAATTGAAAAGTAATCTAACGTTAGGAGCCTCAATATATGCAGCATAGTTTTTTCTTTCTATAGTAGATACGCTAGATATATTACCAGAAGAATCAGACTGTGACACTCTCAAATTCAAATACTGGTTATTTACGTCCATCCCAGAATTGTATTGAACCAACATTTCAATAGTTCCTTTAACTTTCAATGTGATAGGATATTTGGTATACAATCTATCTCCATAAGGACCACCAACACTTGCATACTGTTGGGTACTATCTCCTATATAGTTTAACTTTAGATAAGAAAAAGTGCTTTCTACTATCACATATCCAACCATTTTCAAAAAAGATGGGAAAGCATCATTTATCTTCTGTGAATCATTTCTCGTTAGAAGAGGAACAATCATTTTATCGATAAAAGTCTTTTTATCAGAAGGGAAATTAAACGTTACTCCGCTTTCTTCTTGAATCTTTTCTAAGATCCATTTGACAGTAATTGCCGGATGATACCACACATTCGAATCACCGGAATTAAATCCGTAATTAATCAAGGGAAATTGCGCAGAATTACTCCCTTTATTGTTCCATACTACCCAATCTGTTCCCTCTTCTGTACCATATTCCAAATCTGTCAATTTCTTATCACTACTTACTATTTCCGCAAAATTAGTTACATTTCCCCAAGACAAAGCAGTTTCGATATATTCAGACACAGATAACAAAACAACATTCGCATCTTTCACAATTATTATTCCATTTCGTAAAACATTCCCTACATGTTTAAGATATGGGAATTTAGTAGTTGAACTGGGAAGATGTGCGCACTCAATCAAAGCCAGATTCTTTGCTGTTTTAGGAAGTTTTATCGTATAACTGTTATTGCTCACAATCTTACTAATATCAGTGAGCAGATTGCTTTTATAGTTCAGGCTAATATCAGTATCTCCAACATCAACCTTATCACCGTTAATATATAATTCGTCTCTTGTCATAGCATCTGTGTAATAGTTTCCGGCATAGTTATTTGAATTTCAAAGTCTTGAAGGTCTGCTCCATTATCTGTGAATGAGCCAGCTACAATATTAACCGGTATCCAGTTTTCATCAATATACATATCGACAATAGGAGAAGAATGGATAGAAGATAACATATTGAATGTTTCTCGTTCTACGAGCGTAGCACAAGCCTTTCGTGTCGTTTGATATGTTTTGCCTTGATAACGGCTCATTCCATTGTAAACGTATTTTATATTGCTATAATCAACGTTTAATTGCTCCCCTTCATTGGAAGATTGTCCGGTCAAGTCCCCCTCTTGGAAAAGCCAATACTGAAGGAATCCGTGACGATCCAACCAACGTAGATATATTCCCTTAGTGCAATCATTAAATAGAACCTTGATAAGAACAGCATCATCAGGAAGAGGTTTAAACGTCCGATCGAAAGTATATTGAAATGTGCTGGGAGCCTCTGGGGTATTAAGTATCTTAATCATGCCGAACTCCTTTGCATCCTTAAATAATTCGGAGAAATCTTTGTGTAATAACCCTGTTTTTTCAACTTCAACAGAGGTATATTCTTCCGCATCATATCTTACATTTATTTCTCCATTGCTGTAAATGGAAATAGTAGAAGGGAAGTTTCTAAACATAGTAACCGTCCTTGAAGGGTTAAATACCTCCCCTATATTCATAGCTCCCCAAATCACATTTATATAAAATTCAAATGTCTGACCATCAACATCAATTTGAACATGAATGTTTTTTGAGTTAGGTCTAGTTGCGTAATCAAATCTAAGTAGCGATCTTAGATATTCTGAAATGTCGATAGATACCTTACCTGATATAGGATCCCTCATATCTGAATAGTCACCAACATAAAATATAACAGAACCTGTTAAATTATCTATCGTTATAATTTGCGGATTAAAAGCAAAACAAGTTTCGTCCGGATATGTTATCGTATGTCCATTAAACTCCTCTGTTCTCATTGCTATTTAAATTTATATGTTTAATATCTCTTTCGAATATGCCGAAAACTTTCTCCATGACAGACTGAATTGTGCGTTCTATTTCTTTTGAGTAAATATCATCTCTACCTCCGTCTCTATAAAGTTGCGTGCCCTCTCTTGCAATCTTTCTCGCAATGAAATAAGCGAAAGTTTTAGGTTTCTCCACTCTTATCCCTTTAGTTTCTACCCAATCAAGAATTATTTTATAGAATCCCTTAGGAACTCTTCCCGGCCTTCTTCCGGTTTCTAAGGTCCCAAAAGCTTTTCTTCCCCAAAGAATACCGCTGTTTTCTGTTATTTCAACCCGTAAGCTGGCAATAGTTTTTCCACTAGCTTTTTGCCTCGCTCTTATGTGATTGTCGATTATCCTTTGGCGGAGATCGATTAACTCATATTTTATAATTCCTAATGCTTCATCCTTCTCTGCCATAAAGCGAATCCCTTATCTTTTTGAATATTTCACCTATAGCTTTACCGTAACAAAGCAAAAGACCTTGTTTTTCTTTCAACTGCAGTTCAATTGCAACAATAGCCACATTAGAATCCAATCCGTCATAAGTAGTAGAATAGTAAATATCTCCTTCTATGTACTCAAATAATCCACTTTCATTCAAGCGAAGTATAAACTCCTTAGCATAGCTTTTGCAAAGCTCTACTTTTTGATCGGCCTCTGTTCCGTCAAAATCAAAATCTATCTTATCCATGAAAGCAATCAAGCAATTTGGATAATCTTTTAATTGATTTTTGTTCAGGTTAAATCGTCCGGAAACAGGAAGTACATTTACCACTGCTGGAAAAGGAAGCTTATCTAACCTCAAATTGGCGGTTTGCCAATTATCAAAGACATAGGTCAATCCCTCCATCTTATCAACTACGCTTTTTATCTTTTGCTCTACTGTTGTCATTATAATATCATTTTGTTATACTTGTCCGGTGAATAATTTTCATTTTCTTTCAAAAAACGTATCACTTTGACAGTTTATTATTTCTTGCATATACATCCTGTAATCTCCTCTGAAACTTTGCTTTTTCAGAATCAATATCCAGACATTTGTAGATACGAATCCACGGAACCTTTTCAACATCTTCATGATTGGCAATTCCCATTCTTAAAGCGTAATGGTCTATCATTCCAAACATTCCAAATGACAGCTTCTCAACTCCGGCCTGTTTTTCTTCCTTTGTCGGTTTTACGCTTGTGGAAGAAAACAGTTTATTTATCCGGTCTACCTCCGTTATCACCCACATGGAAAATCCTAGTATAGTTTCCGCTTTTGCAGATAATATTTCCTTTTCTTCCATACAAAGAAGCGTCTTACAAGGAATCAACGCAACATCTTTAGAATCTCCCATAGACTGAAGCATTATCAACTGTCCCATGGTTATATCATTCAAATCGGAAGGAGTGCGTTTATTCCCGATAAATTCCGGCTTTGAAAGTTCCTCAATCTGCTTTCTCAACCCTTCCTGATCTCGGCAAACATCACTCTTTATCAAAAATTCTTTTACTGTCATATCTGTCCTAACTTTACTTTTGGTCTTTGTGGTATAGGTTTAATTCGAAAGAACATTGCCATTATCAACATATCCAAATAATCAGGAGAACGACCTAATATCTCCTTCATTTTATCTTTGCTGATAATACCTTTCTTTCTAGTATCAGCATCTATATGATCCTGTTTTAATACGCCTAATTCTTCCATTATTTGCTCTTTTTGATGTTCGGAACACACAACCCTTAAACTCCGAGAATTAATCAATTCTGCAAGCTTAAAAGCGCATTCTGATTTAAGATTATCATATTCTGGGTTTATTGGCCTACTACCTCCGTGAAACTCTTTGATTCCTGTCAAGTAACTTTCCAGGTAGGCTCCTAATCCGTCAGAGTCTACAATCGTCATACTACGAGGAATTTTGCACTCTATCATCATATTTTTTAGATCGGTCTCAATCATCTTTCCTGGACTGAAATCTTTATCTATTCGGATAGTACAAACATTTCCGATCCAATGCCCGGCCACAAATCTATCACGCCCCTTCATTGCAAGGTCAGCAGAAGCGGAAGAGATGCCGACGGCTTTAACATGGTCGTTTACAAACAAGTCGCATATAGCATCGTATTCGCATAGTACGGCTGGATCACTATCATATTCCCAGTTTCCATAAAGCAAACGCTCTTTTGTTACTTTGTCTTTTGTGTTCCGTAAAGATTCAAGATAATCATCTGTTGCGTATGGATTATCCTGAACTAATGCGGGGATGAAAGCATAAGGAGAATATAATTTCCCTTCTTTCCATGGTTTATAAAAGTCTCTATAAAGCCAATTCTTTTTAGGATTACATGTTATTAATATTTTCCCCTGTATATTATAAACATCATTTAAATGTCTCCCTATGCGAGTTTTAAGGACTTCAAAAGCTAGGTAATGAACTTGCCCAGCCTCTTCTATCCAACCTCCAGTAAACTCTTTAGATCCCAATCTTTCGTACATTGGATCTTTAACCGGATAATATGTCAGATCAAGGAAGATTATTTCTGAACCATTATAAAATGATATTCCATCATCCGTATTGGTAAATGATGTGAATCCATGCCACTTTGCAACTTTATCAAATGTGACAGTTATTGATTGGCGGCTATCTTTTAAATTATTTCTTCCCGCAAACCAACGTGTGCCGGGTAAGTAATAAGCGCATTGCATTAGCCATTCACAGCCCAGCCAAGACTTACCACCTCCACCGGCTCCACCATACAACAAAAATTTCGTTTCATTATCACGAAGATAATTGTACGCTAACCTTTGCTTTATGTTGACTTTACTCTCAATCATTTTTCTTTGCCTACTTCAGGAGTATATGGTAAAAAGTTGAATCCCTTAAACTCTTTGCCTGCATTAGTATGATCTATTTCTTGCTTGTCCGCCAATCCATTAATACGAGAGACAATATTAGCATTAAATGCTCCGACAATAGCACCTTCTAGCTGTTGAGACTTGATTATGTTTTCTACACGTGTAATGACCCCAAAAAAATCTTCATGTCCAGCTTTCTTAAATTCTCTCCAATATTCCTCACTAACATCTAAATAGGAGCATAATCCTGTTAGAGTATAGGGGCATTGAGTAGGAGATTCCTCCTTTTCTTTATTTTTACCCTTTGTTTTATCTTTTACTACTTTCCAAGGGTGCTTATCACAATAAGCGAAATATTCACAAGCCGCTTCCCACAATAAATCAGGAGTAGCAAACAACTTGTCACGTCCATGTTTACTTCTTAACTTCCAAAATTGGTTTCCTTTAGGTGCAGCACACATCTTTTCTTAATTTTATCCATTTCACAAACTAAAAATACCGAATAAAGCCCTAATAGGGCTTATAGTAGCATACAAAACTATTGAAGTAACTATTTCAGTAACCTGCAGCTTCCTTCATACATTCCGCCAGTAGGTTGCTGTCTGCTTGGTTCATAACTTTGCTTATTGGCATTGCTATTCCTCCCTTAGTCAAATAACACAAACTCGTAAGCAAATACAAACGGATTACTTTCCCATGCGCCTTTGCCGGAAACTTTGTCTATCAAGAACGAAAAAGCTTGTTGAGCTACATCTGTTGATAAATATCCTCTTTTTGTATGAGGGGTATGATATCTCTTTATTCCATTATTATCAGTATACGCATGAATAATTCCTTCTTTCAAGCAATCTTCATCTGATATATCCTGCAAACGCTCTATTTTTACATTGGTTATCTTTATGTGATGCTTACAAGCATACGACTTAACGAACATTTTGTTATTCCATCCTGCGGAATTCTTCATGAGGCCACGAACGCTTAAATCTTTCGGATGCCTGTCTAGTGAGTCTGGGGAATAGCCTGAATCCCTATAGCTTTGTGCAATGGCAACAACTTCGCCAAACTTGTAAAGGGGATTATTCCATCCTGTAAAATCTCCATCTTTATTTTTCCACCCAAATGCACCAAATAAAGGAGATACTAGGTTCCCTTCGTTATCATAATCTTTAGATCCAAAAACGGGAAATACAATATCCCAACTTTCATCAGGTCTATCGTATTTACAAATCCTTCTCGTCATAGTCTTCCGACCTTCCAATACGGCTTGGGTTAAGCCAAGTTTATCATTGAACATTATTTTCTTCATGATTATTCCTCCCATTCTACTCTAACCGTAGCTTTGTATGTAACACCTTTTTCATTGACTTTCACACGCATGGCTTCTTCTTTTGATTTGTGAACCGCTCCAATACATCTTTCCATGAATGTTTCATATATATTTATCCATCCTTCTTTCTTTATTCCCTCCATTAATAAATCATTTGAGGAGTCTACTTCCCCATCAGAAAATCGTCCTTCTTTAGTAAAAGAAGCGGGATATTCTTTGCCATTATCGCTTTTAAGTAGAGCAACAATAGGGAATCTATCGTTATCTGCATCAAAACATATAATTCTAGCTCTAAATCCTTCTCTTGTGCATAGAGGCGCACCTGCTTTTGCTTTTTCTAAATCAAATGGTTTCATAATTTTGTATTTTATATTAGTTCAATTGCTTTCTGTATTCCAGCTTCCAATGCTTCTTCGTAGGTGTCCCACTGACCACCATCGTTAGGACCTTTAAATATTCCATCGGTTATATGAGTTCCATTGTCAGCTTTGCATATATCATAGCCATAACCGCAAGCGTTTCTAATGATGGAAATATGTAGGTTATTTGTTTCACGAAGCCATTTCTGGGCTAATGATTGTGTTGGGAAATGATAATAGTTAAAGCCTTTTTGCAATAATATATTCAAAGTGTTTATCGTTATAAGTTTATCTTCCATTTTATTCCTCCTTTTCTTTAAAGTGTTCTATTAGCTCTTCTACAGTAGCCTTATGGAAATTACCTGAAATGATTGTTGCATTCATCCAGTTTATATCCCAAAAGAACATACTGCCTTTTGGTTCTATGAAATAATGGTCGTTACCCACAGTATCATCATAAGAAACACTAAGCAGTGAATCTGCTATGAACCATTGATTTTCATCTGTATCATCCCGTAATGCGGCTATTGCCAAGAAAAGTTCTTCATTAGTTCCGCAATCAATAAAACTACCTATTTTTTTAGAGAGAACATTTATATCATCATCGTTCATTGAATAAACCGAAGCATATCCATGTATAGTAGTATATAGATTATGCCAACCTAAATATGGATTGCAATTGTAGTCAAGCTCTTTTAATCTATCTCTAATCTTGGTGGTATTTTTACGAATGATACACGGTGTTGTAAATCCCATAGTTATTTCTCCTCTTCTTTAGCGTTATCATCATAAATGAAATCAGCAGAATCCAATTGCGCTTCTGAAATAGATACCTTATTTTCATTCTGCCATTTCATAATTTTATTGTGTATTCTTCTATTTTCACTATCTGTAATAAATCCATGAATATGGAGATAAACACGACAAAGGTTCGCTATTGCTAACTTTTTTCTATTTTTCATTATTATTTCTCCTTTCTGTATCTTTTAATGACAGTCCTTTTGTTGAAAATCAGTAATTTTATCAAAGCTATAATTAGTTTTAATAGCTCTGATTTGCCGACAATGATAATGTTAATATCATAGAAACCATCATTGCTCATAATGTTATATCAGTTCCTATATGGATTAAGACACTTAAAAACAGTAGTGATATTTGTTACTTTCTTCATTTATTTTTCCTTCTTTACCAATTCAACTTCCGTCGGCTCTTCATCTTCCCATTTTACTTCGGGAAATAAAGAAGAGTCTAGCTTATAGAAATCATGGGGATTGTCACTACATAATTGCCAACTTTCCGAATACTTCACGGGTTGCTTTTTATAAAGATACAAATCACCATCTTTGTCTCTTGCTATATACATATTCAATCTCCTTTCTCTTTAATCCGTTCTAGTACATCCCTGTTGACTTCGAGTATTTCATCGAAAGAGGGGATGGGCATCCAAGCTACAACATTATAGGTCTGCAATCCATACAAGAAGGAATTAGTATCTTTTGCGTAGTCTTTTTCTGTCCTATGAGATATATATACTTGTTTCCCATTATAAACTATTACTTTTTGGTTTAAAGAAGGCAGTTTATCTTCAACGCTTATCCACGGGGATTGCTTTGCCTGCCATTCTGCACCAGCTATGAAGTCTTCACTGCAATTACCCTTGCGTAGAACATAATTGTCCGCATCCACTTCTTTGAGAACGTTTCTCCGAAAATATGTTTTACCTATGGAATAATCTTTTGCCGCCTTTTCAATATCTTCTCGTTTCATTCTTCAACTCCTTTCGGTTTGTTAATCGGTTTCCAATGAGTGATAGTAACTTCAAATTCGGATTCATCAAAGTCGTCAAGATAATCTTCAGTCCATCCATATTCACCCCAAACAGATGTAAGATAACCAACTTCTACAATGCCTGTGGTTATTTCCTTGCACTCAGTCCTTAGCAAGCATGGGGTATTTCGTTCCGGCGCATCTTCCGTATTCTCTTTACACTCGTGCCATTCCTCGAACTCATTCCAACGCCTTGCTATCTCTTTGCAAAGGATGTTTGAACTTTCCACATCGCCCAAGTGGATTTCGGCTATTTGGTAATTCATGCCGTCCTTTATACAAAGTTCTGCGTCCAATTCATCAGGACCGAACACACGTTTTCCTCTTGCCGGGATGCAAACCATTTTCAATGTATCAGTATCTAATTCGCCTTTGGCGTATGTCCAATTCAGTTTTATTTTTGTCATAACCCAAAAATATTTTTGTAAAACTCAAAATTTCTGTTTTCTACCTTTGCATCTTCCGGATAATAAGTAGCGCGATGATACCATGCTTGATAGCATTTCGGGCAAAACCATTGATTTAGCACAGCTATGTAATAGCCTGTAGATGCAGTTTCGTTGCAGTAGTCACAAATTCCTATTGCACCATATTGTCCTAATTCCTCTACAAGTTCTTTCCTACTTATTTGGATTACCTTGAATCCTTTTTTATTGTCTTTTATATTTGCCATACCATTCCTTTTTTATTCACAAAGCCCATAGTAGCTCATACAACTTGTTGCCACATCATCGTCGAACAGAGAACCACCTGCACGTTTACTTTGTACATAACGAACAACATCGCTGATTAGAGGATATTCACCCTTATAATACTTAGATGAAATTTTATCAGGACCGAAAAAACTGCTGTTGAACTGTTGTTCGAGACCTGCAATGTAGCTTATCCTTTCTGGCTCTTGTACGCTGATATTGTAAATGTCTTGTTGTGAAGCCATCACGCAAGGAAAGCAACCAACACGTTTGTAGCCCATTCGGTAGAGCGGATTAGGCTGTATTCCATTTTCAAGTATATAGTCAATCACTTGTTGTGCCGACCAATCGAATACCGGACGCAATAGGTCATCAGCATATTTCTTTCGAAATGCCAATACATCTTTGCGACGATAGGTGTGGTACTTGTCCTTACCATTCTTATCCTTACCGTATGGCTGCACATAATACTTGAAGTACGTACATTGCTTGGACATTTCAGCACGCTTGGCACTCTCGGCAGCACGTATTCCTTGTATAATCAGAACATCATCGTTTACTTCATCGAGTATGTAGTCAATCATCGGAATGGTTTTCAATTCAGATGTGCAGAATCTCCGTTGCGAGGATGGCCAGCGTGATTTCTTTTTTGTCAAATCTACCATGCCGTTAAACTTCTTTGACTTGACGGTAATGAGATTTAAGCCCAGTTGTTCCTGTACTTCTTCGATATATTTATAGGTCAATGGGTGTTCCCAACCTGTATCACAAAATACTGTAATAAAATCTTTTGTTAGGTTATTACGCACCCAAAGAAGTGATGCAAGACTATCTTTGCCACCACTGAATGAAACTATTACTTTCATCCTTTACCTCCTTTCTTCAATTCTGCAATAAGAGCATCAGCACCGCTAATGCTCCACTGGGCTAACGTTTCGCTACTTGCATCCACACACTGATTATGTGAATTGGCTGAAAATCCTTTCATTATCTCTTTCGCAATCTCGTATCTGCGTTGTTCCCAGTCTATGGCTTTTTCAAATTCAAGTGCTGTTCCGGGCATTCTTCGACCGTCTTTCGTTATGAATGAACCGCATAAAACCTGCATAGTACCTGACGGTTCAACATCTATGACCTCGCCGGTAGCCTTTACTTTAGCTTTAAGTTTTTCAGCAGCTCTCATTTGTCTCGTGTGTTCTGCTACACAAGTTTTACACCTGTTAGGATATGATTTGCTGAACTCTGAAATATGCTTTGTTTGCCCGCACTCTGTGCATTTTTTATAAATTGAATTGTCCATGGTTATTATTGATTATAAGTTTCTTGAATAGCTTGGAATATCTCATACATTACTTGTGGGACAATCGCATTGCCATATGCCTTTATCGATTCCTGCCGCCACTTTGAAAAGGCAATACCGTCCAATCTGGTGGAAATCCCATCATCTCGGCTACAAACAGGGGATTGAGTTGGGAAGTTTTTCCACCGTTCTGCGAATGATGCTCTCCTAACATTACCGGCAGGTTGCACAGAGCATCCGTCCTCATTTTCCCATTTTTTCTTTTCAATGCTTGTGGGGAAACGGAGGGTTGATAGTCCCTCGCTGCTGGAGTAGGGAGCATCCCATTCACCGCCATTGCTGTCAAAGCTGTGCCCATTTGACTGTTCGGATTGTATTTCTTGCTGTACTTGTCCGCTTCCCGGGCATTGGGAGTAGGAAGCAACCGAACCATTCTCGCAAGTCCTACGCTTCCGTTCTGTCCGTTCTGATTGATTCTCCTCGGAGTCCCGTTTCTGGTCGTAACAAATTGGTCGTTCTTTCCAATTATCGCTCCGGTTGTTGCATCGCTCGCCATCGGAGTGGGAAGAAGCCCGAACGCAGCCCCTGACGAAAGGTTGTTGAGTTTCGTACCCGTTCTGTCTTTCGTTCTCGCAGCAGCTTTCATGGGGTGTTCCACCACTTCCACGGCACGTGGTGTCGGAAGCAGTCCTACCGGATAGAATGTTGTCTTCCCATTTTCGTTGCATACCTTTAACCCCTGCGTCTGCACGGTGGGCAATAAAGAAGACACGGTCTCTTCTGTGCGGCGCTCCGACGGCACAAGCCGGAATAACAACCGGTTGGACGAAATATCCTTCACGTTCAAGGTCGTTACACACTGTTTCGACAACGTATTCCTGCCGATGCAATATTCTTTTTCGGTCAACCTCTCCGAACAGAGATTCTTCACGTCCCAACGCAGTTTCACTGCCGGGTTGTACCATTGAGAGGATTCCAGCAACGTTTTCACCAACAACCCAATCGGGCTGAATCTCCCGTATCGCTCGTAGCATTTCCGGCCAGAGGTAGCGGTCATCTTCCGCTCCCTTTCGCTGTCCGGCGCAAGAAAAAGGCTGGCAGGGAAAACCTCCGGTGAGGACATTGATTTTTCCACGCCACTCTGTAAAATTTGTTTTCGTGATGTCTTCATAACTTTTGCTGTTTGGAAACCAATAATCAAGTATTTTTCTCCCGAACGGGTTTATTTCACAATGGAACATATTTTTCCAGCCCATTTCCTCGGCAGCTATTTCCGGACCACCGATGCCGCTGAACAAACTACCATGGGTAAACTTATTCTTTTCCATGATTACGGATTTTTTGTTTTTGCTACTTTAGTTGGTTCATAGTACTTGCATTTGTCTGTTCCCGGATTGTATGCTGGCCATACCCATTGCAAACGTGTATCGGGTGGATCGGGCAAATAGCGTTTACAACTCTTGCGGATTGAGCAGGTAACGCCCGAACAATAACTATAATCTGTATTCATCGTCATAATGTTTTTAATTAGTTTACTGTTTTCTGAATGACTGCTCATTGCCGAAATTGATGATTAGCATCATTTCACGGAAACGGTCTGCAATTCGTTCGTCGTAATATTCTGCAATTTCTTTTGCCGTAAGATTGGATGAGACCAGCGTACAGAACTGCTCTTCATAGCGAAAAGACAGCATATCCATGGCGGCGGTTACGTAATCGCCATAATGAATGCTTTCTTTCGGTTCGGAGCCGAGTTCGTCGATTGCGAGTATTTCGATTTGGCGCAGCCTTTTGTAGCGTGCCACATCGGAGGTGTTGTCGCGTGTGGGATTGTTATACGCTTTAGCCAGCAAGACGAGTTCTTTAGCCGATACCATCATGTAGCCGCGTATCGGATATGCATCCGCATTGCTGTTATACCCCTCATCAGAGCGCAAGTAGTTTATAAGGTTTTGCAATGCACGCAGAATGGTGGTTTTCCCATTTCCGGCATCGCCGCAAAGGAACAATCCGAAAGTGGAGGCTTCCGATGTAATCCAATTGGAAATGTCCCAAAGGTGCTTTTTGTATTGTTCGGTGGCATTAAATTCCCTATGCCTATGAGCAACTTCCACCCGGCACGCTTCATATAGCATAGCGTAAACTTGCTTGGCGGTATATGGCAATCTAAAACGAGTTACCATATGTTTTCTCTTCATCAGATTTGAGAAGATTACCTCTGCGTTGATTTCTGCTTTCGGGTCTAACTTTATCATCTTTTCTTTTATTTTTATCATTTACAATTCTCAACCATGCGTTGAAGTGCTGTTTGGCATCCTGTAAGGAAGAATGCCGGTCTTTCCCGTCTGCCAGGCATTGCACCCGGAAGTCGTCAAGACTGCTGCGCAAAGAGGAAATATTCGTTGCATGAAGCACTTGTAATTGGTCAAGCCAACACTCGTCTTTTTTCAGTTCGGCAATTTCTTCATCGATAGTCATGGAGTAAGGCTCGTATTGCAGTTCGTTTTGCACTGTTGTACTACCTTGTATCGTTTGTGGATTGTCATTCTTTCGTGGCAGTTTTTCAGTTTGTTTGGGCTTTCTTTTCTCGATTAGGTTATAATCCCCAATATAGCAAACACGACGGCACTGTACGCATATACGACTATACCTTTCCTGAATACCTTTAGAAGTCAATACTTTTTCAGCGTCAAACAATTCTTTTGAAAACAACCCCAGTGTCAGGCAGGTTTTGATTACTTCTGATATATATGCCTCCTCAAATCCCGTAAGCTCCGAGCAAATGAAAGGCAACTCTTTATCCCACTTCATATAATACCCACTCTTGTAGATATTGCAGAGCAGCAGAGCATATACCGTTATAGCTTTTCCACCTTGATACTTGATTAGTTTTCTTATTTTAAGGTCGTTAAATATATCTATATCCAGAGGGAAATAGTCAAGACCTTTTTTAAAAGTTCGTGCCATATCTGACTTTTTTAAAATTCATTTCTCAAATAATCATCCACTTCACGAATGAAATCATCTAGCGAAAAGCACAGAACATATTTGTATTCTCCGTTTTCACATATTATCTTTTGCCATTCTTTTTGTGATGGAGATTGATAGCCGCCTTTCTTTTTCATTTCAATGAGCAGCGCACCATAATCACGATTGCTTTTCAACAGAATCAAATCGGATACACCGGCTGTTACGCCCTCAGCTTTCAATTTGCCACCTGTAACAGTATCACGTCTTCCTCCGTTCGGCACAGCAAACAACCGGCCTTTTAACTTCGGATACTTCAAATTGAACCACTTTACGCAAGAGCATTGTATGCGATGTTCCTCATCGTCATATTTTTGCTTCTTTTTTCGTTTCCTTTCCATTTGAAGCATTTCCTCAAGTGTCATTGTCGCTTTGCTTTTCGGGTGTAACAATGGTGTCTTTTCCGGTCTTGTCTACTACAACTTTTTTCCCACCAACGGTTATCGTTGTCCTGCAACCTTCGGGGAGAGATTGTATGAAATTTCGTACAACAGGCGAATTGGCATTTTCACTGATGGTATCCGTAATGGACTCATCTGCGGCATATGGATAGACGTCCATAATGGCAGTTTCCGCTACCGATGCAATTTGGTAGTCGGCCATTGTGCCTTTCATACCCTCATCCAGTTTATTTACTGCATCACGCAAGTCGGCTGCTTGTACCAGTACGTTGGTAGCCGTCTTTTTTTCTGCTCCACTTTTTTCATCTGAGGTAATGAAATACAGCTTGCACTTGAACCAGCGGTCGGCACTGTCTTCCTCACAGGGAAAGAGCTCGCTATAGTTGGCACGTTTAATGTCGGAAACTGTAAACTCACCGGAAATAAAGGGTGTCATTTCTTCAATGATGCGTGCTTCCGCTTCCGTGAAGCTGAGCGCGTCAACCAGATAGGGTTCTGTTACTTTCTTGTTCATTCCGTTATCCATTGTCTTTTCATAACGGATTTTACATTCAAACCACGTGTGCATCATGAGTTCATTTTTTCTTTGAGTTGTTTACTGACTACAAGTTTTACTGTTCGTCTTGCCGGAATGATTACCGTTGTTCTCTTGTAGATATTACGGGCTTTCCTTTCTTTTGTGATATAAGTCTTGATAGTGCCAAAACCACGTATATAGACACTTTCACCTTTACAAAGTGCTTTCTCAATAGCATCAAAAGCACAATCTACGGCTTGAATAGCCTGTGAGCGACTAATAGTCGTATTGTTGATAACATGTTCAACGATCTCAATTTTTCTCATTGTTTTTATTTTTATTAAAATGATAGATCACTATTGTTTGGTCTACAATTCTCAGTTTTGTATTGAGTATTTTCAACTGATTTTTTCATTATGATTCTTGATTTAAATCCGCAGATAGAAGTAGGACGATGGCTGCAATGGCAAAACTCATTCCTAAAATGGCATACGTATATGCTTTAGAGGATTTGGATTCTAAAGCAAAATGAAAGTTAACAGCAAAAATGATGATATTCAAAACAATAAATATTATATCAAAATAGATTCTCATATTACTTCTTTATTTACTGGTTACTATTATTTTTCCTCATAATCACAAATGCTAATAGGGATTCTTGTTAAATGTTAACGAAAGCCCATTTGTAGCGGCTGTTATTTCTATCTCTGGATATAATCTTTCTATTCCATGGATAAACTCCGTAGCATTGCTGTTATTGTCGGACAGATGCAGGAGTAGAATGTTGCATACTTGAGACAGGTCATTGGCTTGCAATGTGAGGAGACAGTTATCATAGGACATGTGCGACTTAATGGTGCGTTCGTAGCGTTTCTTGTCAATGCGCCCGGCAGTGAAATTTGCATCAAGAATTTCCTTGCTATAATTGCACTCCAACATTACATTGTTAAGACCGGGAAATTTGTATTTTAGGAAATAGGTGTCTGTGGCAAACAGCACTGTTCCGCACTCTTCATGACGGATGAGGTATCCGTAAGGTTCCGCAGCATCATGTTGTACAGGGAACGGTATCACTCTAAATCCATTTATCACAACTTGTTCGAATGGCAACAGCCCTTTTGCCCAATAGCTGGAAGAGAAACCAAGCGCATGTTTTGTGCCTTGACTCATATAGCAAGGTATGCAGGCGTTTATAAAATCGCCCACACATTTGGCATGGTCGCCATGCTCATGGCTGACGATACAACCAACAATGCTGTTTAGATTGAAGTCAAGAACTTTTTTTACTTTGTTGAACTTAACTCCGGCTTCCACTGCAAGTACCTCACCAGTCTTTTCAGACTGGAAGAGGTAACAGTTGCCTGATGATGAAGAACCTAACACATGAAGTTTCATTTCAAATAGGATTAATAGCCCGGTCCATCATCCTCGGTTGAGGCTTGGTTTTCGGTACTTGTTTCACCTTGGGGCTCTTTAATTTCTCCTGTTTCAGGGTCAACACCTGCCGGAACTTCGTTGGAAACCGGAGCTACTGCATCATCAAAACTGATAGTGCCTTTGTTGGCTTGCGTGGAAATTTCTTTCGCAACCTGTTCTGTAACATCGACATAATCGGCGTCCTCTACATTTTCTTCAACGGTACGCATACCCATTGACAGTTCCGGTGAGTATGTAGAGCACCAGAACGAGGCGGCACGGTAACGTAACATCTGTTCGGGCATAGTACGCCACTTGCTGCCGTTTTTGCTATACCAACCCTCATCAATCGCCATTTGTATGGTAACGGCTGTACCACGTAAGGCAAGTGGTGATTTTGATGTAACCGGTTTTCCGTTCTCATCATGCGTAACACCTTTAGGAGTAGTCCATGCCACACACTTGACATTTGCCACACCGTTATTGCAAACTCCATTTGATGTCAATTCAAACTTCAGTGGTTCAAAGCGTCCACAAGTATTGATAGTGGCAATTAGGAACTTGGACGACCAAGATGGGCGACCATATACAATGTACAAGTTCTGCATTACCATAAGAGGGGATGCGCCAATGCGTGTGGCCACATCGAATGCGATTACGCAGTTGGCTACTGCTTCGGCTTCAGAGACCGTTTTTTTAGGTCCTTCTCCGGTCTTACCGCCAACAACACCGCCAATGCGGTAACTTTCGGGTACAAGACTGGAATTGGCAAACATGGTGGAGAAACGGTTGAGCGTTTCAATGGTTGTCGGGTCAAAGAAGTTGATGCCAACAGGAACGTTACTTTGATGTGTAACCGGTGTGATTTGTCTTTCGTTCATAATTCTAATAATTAAAGATTTAACTATTTATTTTACTGTTAGTTGACTGTCTGTTGTAACCTGCAAGAATATCATTTGTGCGTTGGAAGCAATGAATGTATTCACGCTTTCGGCACGGTCAATGAACATTGGAGCATAGACTTCGTAATGCCTTGCCAATGTGTTGGTGATGTCAATACCTGCGTTCACTTGCTTTGCTGTATTGCACGTACCATAGGACACACCATCAATTATAGGGATACATACTTCGTATTCGTTTCCGTCAAGAGTGGTATCGAAAAGTTTCCAGTGTACCATGCCAAACAGCGAGTTCAAACGGCTCTCACAATCATCAATGCGAGCTTTGGCAAACTTAGCAGCTATATATTCACGTTTCTCTATGTCGGCTATCTTCTGTGCGAGTTCACGACCTTCCTTTTCAAGACGCTCTATTTCTTTATCATAGTTGGCGATAATGGTACGGTTGTTTAGTTGGATTTCCAAGTTCTTAATAGCAGATTTCACCAACTCGGCACGTTCGGACAGTTCGGTATCTGTCTGAGTATATGTGATATTTGCTATTTCTTTTTCTATCTCATCCAAACGTTTTAGGTTTGCTGCATACGCAGGCAGCTCGTTTTCGTTGATGGCGGACGGTGCTGCTTTCGGGGTGGATTTCAGACGATCATACAGCCCTGCAATACATTCGTCAATGGCAGTAATCTTTTTGGAATGCTCTACAAGTTCTTCATTACGCCTGTTTAATTCCTCTCGGTATGATTCGACTTGTGTCGACAGGGATTTTCCACGTGATTGATTCTCTTTGAGCCTGTTTTGTTTATATTCTTCAAACTTTTGGAGAGCGTCTTGTATCATATTGTCGGGTAAAGGCTGGCCGCAATGAGGACAGATATTATCACCGGTGTACTGTGTGGCACGAATGGATGCCCATTCGGAACGTAATTCTTCAAGTCTGCTTGTTGTTCTAGTTATTTCTTCGTTCAAATACTTGATGCGTTCTTTTGCACGGGTAATGTCTATATTGCAATCCGATCGTTCGGAATGAATATTCTTCAACTCTTTCTCGATTTCATTACGTGTTTCGTTCTGCTTATCGGCTTCCTCCTGACGACTTCTCCTTTCTGCGGCAAGAATATCCTTCTGTTGCTGTTCGATTTGCCGTTTTTCACGGTTCAGCGCAGCTTTTTTATCGATGGCAGATTGCTTGCGAGCATCTTCAGAATGCAGAAGTTCGTTTATTTCTTCCAGCTCTTTCTTTTTGTCGGTGAGCATTTCTTCCAATGAGTTCCAATCCTCGGCTTCTGGTTTCATCTTGTCCGTTTGGTCGATACGTGGCTTGATTTCATCCGCTTGCATTTTTAGACGTTTTTTCTCTGCGGCAATCTGCCGACGATAATCCGCCAATGATTTGCCACTCAACATGTCTACGAGAGCGGTAAATTCTGCATTTCCCTGCGCCAATTCGTTGTCTGTTTTGGCTCCGGCAATGGACATTAACACTTCACGTTGAACATCTTGTTTTAACGATAGGAAATACTCGGTATTGGTTAGCATCTTGAAAAGGTTCTCATCAATGATTTCGGCATTTATACGTTCCTTATACTCATTGACACGAACAGGTACGCCGTCCCATGTGCATTCGGTGACATTCCCCTTGAACACTTCCTCTACTTGTCCACGAGGTTTGACCCATTGCTCCTTATACTCTCGTTTGATGGTAATTTCCGTTCCATCAACGACTAATGTTCCCTCTACGGAGCATTCACAATGCTGTAGGGGATTGCCCTTTTCGTCTGTGGTGCGCAAGTTGAAGTCTTTACGGTCTTTGCTGTCCTTGCCGAAAAGCAGCCAACAGAACGCATCCATGTGCCTGGACTTGCCGAGGCCGTTACGACCACAGATACGTGTAACAGTGCCATCTGTATGGAACTGTGTTGTCCTTTCTTTTTCTCCACGCCAGTTGCGAAGCGTGATTGATTTTAGCTGAATTGCTTTCATCTACTTTGATTTTTAATAGTGAAAAAATAGTGGGAGGAACAGGATTTGAACCTGTGTCCTGCTGCATCTTGGCCATTTGGGTACGTACCGCCGCTCTATCCGCTGAGCTATCCTCCCTTATCATTTGAAATAGTCTTGTTGTAACCTTTGTAGTGTACGCAGTTCGATTGTGCGGTATTCAACTTTGCCCGGACGCTTGCAGGGGGTTATTTTACCCTGCTTGCGCCATCTATCCACATTGCCACGCCCAAACATAGCGTATGCTTTTCGCTGGCTGACCATTTCGGGGTCATTGTGTGTATCGGCAAGCATACGGACTACAGAGGACGCTACATCGCGGACGAAAGTGTCATAAGTAACGGATTTATCGGGAAAATCAATAGTGAGCATAGGATTACGGATTAAAGTGAATACTCTGCACGATAATTTTCATCGGTTTTAATGAAATATGTAAGCACTTTTATTAGGGAACGTTTAGAACCGGGCTTGGCAATAGAGTCAACCAGACTTTCTCTCTTTTGCTTGTCTGTAGCAATAAAGATGTAGCCCACGTGTCTTGCTTCCGGTTTAAGAGGCTTGATTTGAGAATTTAATTTTTTGAAATTGATAGACATGATATTGTAAGTTAAGAGGTTATTTGTTTTCATTTTGAAACTCCATCCATGATATACGTACCAGTTTCCATGTGAGAAAGATGAATACAGCTGATACAAGATAGCCAATGAACGATGCGATGTTTCCAAGTATGATATGTGCCACAATGCTGACAACCACCGCAAAAAGCATGATGCAGGATAGTATCAGTTGTGAAATATTTACAAATTTGTTCATGATGATTACAAATTACGATATTCTGATTACTGTTATGATACGCTTTTCTCGGTCCGTTTCTGTCTGGTACTTACGATTCAGGATAAGTCCGAGATCGGAAGCCTGAGCACGGACGCTCTTAGTCTTTTCAATGGGGAAAGTAACCGTTTTACCTACTTCCAAATCCGTTAAAGTTGGACGTACTTTTACTTGATTTTCTGCCATTTTATTTGTTTTTTATGGGTTATTGTTTAACTTTATAGTGCAAAACTAATATATTTATTCGTGGCGAACAAATATTTTCGTCATAAAATTTAGTGTATGCGAAATTAAATATTAGTCGACTAATTCAAGTTCCTGTAAATCATGAATTTAGAAATTGTTAGAAAATTGAGCGAAAACAGAGGTGGTGGATTAAAGAAACTTGCTGCTGATGTTGGAATGAGCGAACAAAATCTACATAGATGCATTAGAAACAATAAGATTCAAGCGGCAGACTTAGAGAAGATTGCTTTTCTATTAAAAGCTGACATACGAATTTTTTTTGATGATGAAGTATCAAGACTATCAAATAATACAGTTGAAACAAACGGCGATTTTAGTCCTGCTTCGATGATGGGCAACGTGTCTGTAGGCACAGATGCTATTCTTGTAGAACGAGTGAAGCATTTGGAAGAATTGTTGGCTGAAAAGGAGAGGTTGATTAAGGTTTATGAAAAGTTAGTAGAGGGAAAAAAATGAGATATATAGTTGGAATAATATGTCTTATTACTTCTTTACTGTTATGTGCTTGCAGTGAAGATGACGAGAAAGGCGCTGAACGCTATTCGGGTGTATTTTTGAGTATGGAGGCTATAGATGCTATTACTCCGGAAGATTCTTTTTCTGATGTCATATTGCATAATGTTGAGTTTGAAAAAGTGGAAGTAGGAAAAGGAGAGCCTATAGAAGCTGGTGATTACACTGTGAAGACAGAAACTACTTACGACTTAATCATGCAAGAATCCGAAGCTGATCTGTATATAAAAACAGAAAAAAGAACAGATAAAATGTTTGAGGCAACTTGTGTATATAAATATGTTTTTAAGCAGGGAACTTACGGAGTGATTGAAGTATCAGAAAATGCTATTACGGTCAACGGATATCCATATTGTAAACTTCAAAAATTTACACTAATACGTACTGAACCAATTGGAGAAAAATATTCCAAACAAGATACAGAGACAGAAAATTACAAGGGAGTATTCTCCTGCAAAAGCAATGGTAGAAGCATAACTTTGTCAAATAGTGATTATATGTTTGAAGCCGCGCTTGATGGTAACGAATGTAGGTTAACAGAATTATCTCCTGAACATAAAAATATCGGCACATTAGAAAAGCAATGAACGGAGAGTACCCATATTGTAAAACAGAGCCTTTTATGGATGAATTGAAAAAAGCCGCATTCAATGCTATCTACAAAGATGGTTGTGATAATTGTGGAGATTGGATAGATACATTGGTAAACTGTTATTCCGAAGAAGTGGTGGACACTCTTGGGAATAATCCCAATGAGGTTTATGCAGAATTGGAAGATATATGGGAAACCATGGATTATGAAGACCCTCGAACCGGTATTTGCCTAACTTATCAGAATTGGGCAGAATATTTCACAGGGGAGTTTGCCCATACAATCTACAATGAATTGATTAAATCAAAACAGGTGAACGAACGTAAATAATCCGTTTTAAAGCGTTCAAACCTTTAAGATGATAAAAGTATCGTTTTTCGTATTTGTGTTGATTGTGGCTTATCTATTTGCCTTAAATGGGTAATATATCAAGACTGGTAGCGGCGAGTTCTTCGATAAATGGACGAAAACATTAATCATAATAGACAGATACGAAGAAATTGAATAAACGAATATTGTTGAGAAGTATTATATAACTCATTGAAAAGTATCTTATTTTGGCAGCGGCGCAGGCTGCTATTGAGGAAGCATAAGTAATATAGGATAATATTTGATTTA